AATTCTTTACATAAATCGATGAGTAAGAATTCGAATATATTTTGCTTGTTTTGTATAATATTATTTTCGAGATTTTGAATTCGAATATTATCGGCACTTTTTAATTTTTTGATTTGACCCCCCCCGCTTGTTTTAAACAATGGAATGGTATTCGGTTCTGTATATTTTTGAATAATACTATTGATATCTTCACTGAAATATTTTTGGTATAAGAATAATTCAGTTTCAGGTGTTATTTCTATTTTTACAAATGAGAACAAACTTAAATGGTCATTTGAACGAATATTCACGTCTTCATATCCGTCAATGATCATTTTCAATATTTTTTTCTCGTCATTTGAAATAGGACTTTCAATACTTTCCCATTCTTCACGTGATAATTTGCTTTGTGTCAAGTCCATTGTATTTATATTAATTATATGATATATCTTTTCTTTATATTCAATTTTTTATCGCACAAAATATTTGTGTAAAATATAATAATGCCATTTTATATATTTGTATAATATGAAGCAAAAAATAAAGAATGATGAGTATTTTTGTTCCGATGTAGAATGGACAATAGGATATATTATAGGTAAAACTCTATCATTTACAATGAATATTTGTATTCATATTGTAAACCACATCGTAAATGGTGTGAAACGTGAATTTTTCGATCAAAAATGATCGAATACGAATCGCGCTTTTTTCTCCCTAAATAATTACGTATTCGAAAAAATTGTATTTTTTCTCTCTACAAAACAACGAAAAAATGAATTTATTGCGAATTAAATATATACACAAATAGGTATAATAAAATAATTATAATAAAAATTAAAATTATTTTGTGTAGGTATTTTCATGAAAAAAGTGTAATAAAGTTTATTTAGCAATTTCAACAGAAATTATTTTCTTTGAGAAGTATATATAAAAAATGGGTGGAGCTTTGATGCAATTAGTCGCCTACGGCGCACAAGACGTTTTCCTTACTGGAACACCAGAAATCACTTTCTGGAAGGTGTCATACAGACGCCATACAAACTTCGCAATGGAGTCAATTGAACAAACCTTCTCAGGCCAAGCTGACTTTGGTCGTCGTGTTACATGCACAATCTCCAGAAACGGTGATTTAGCATACAGAACATACTTACAAGTAACTTTACCTGAAATCAACCAAGACATGAAGACCACCGGAACTGATGGTGTCTATGCCCGTTGGTTAGACTATATTGGTGAGCAATTAGTTGCCCAAGTCGAAGTTGAAATTGGTGGCCAAAGAGTCGACCGTCAATATGGTGATTGGATGCATATCTGGAACCAACTTACCCAAACAAGTGAGCAACAAAAGGGATATTTCAAGATGATTGGAAACACCACTCAATTAACATACATCACCGACCCAGCCTTCGCCGCTGTTTCTGGTCCTTGCGCATCTGCCGGTGGCCCATCCCAAGTATGTGCTCCTCGCAATGCTCTTCCTGAAACCACCTTATACATTCCTCTTCAATTCTGGTTCTGCCGCAACCCTGGCTTAGCATTACCGTTGATTGCTCTACAATACCACGAAGTCAAGATCAATATTGACTTCCGTCCAATTGGTGAGTGCTTATGGGCGGTTAAGAGCTTAACCGCGACATCAGGAACTAACTCAGTCTCTGCTGCTTACCAACAATCACTTGTTGCTGCTTCCTTATACGTTGATTATATCTTCCTTGATACTGATGAACGCAGAAAGATGGCACAAAACCCACACGAGTACTTGATTGAGCAACTTCAATTCACTGGTGATGAATCCGTCGGATCATCATCTAACAAGATTAAGTTGAACTTCAACCACCCATGTAAGGAATTAGTCTGGGTTGTTCAACCTGATTCCAACGTTGATTACTGCGCATCCCTAGAAGGCGGAAACGTCTTATTCAAGACATTAGGTGCTCAACCATTCAACTACACTGATGCTATTGATGCTCTACCAAATGCTATCCATGCTTTCGGTGGTCCATCAGAGACATCTGGCGCTAACGCATTCATCAATGCCTCAGGCTTATTCCAAATGCCTGGTGCTACTGATATTCAAGGCCAATCCGCAACTGCCGATTGGGTTGCTGCATCAGCTTACGAACCATTCATTGCCCAAGGTGGTTCATTATCCGCATCCGGATTATCCGATGCTGGTACATTCGTTCTAGCAGAGACCGCATTAGACATGCACTGCTGGGGTGAGAACCCAGTTGTAACTGCTAAGCTACAACTTAACGGCCAAGATCGTTTCTCTGAACGTGAAGGCTCATACTTCGATGTTGTTCAACCATTCCAACACCACACCCGTGCTCCTGATGCTGGTATCAACGTATACTCATTCGCTCTTCGCCCAGAAGACCATCAACCATCAGGCTCATGCAACTTCTCCAGAATTGATAACGCAGTTTTACAACTTGTTTTATCATCCGGTGCTGTTGCCGGCACTGCTACTGCTAAGGTAAGAGTCTACGCCGTCAATTATAATGTTCTCAGAGTGATGTCAGGAATGGCGGGCATAGCTTATAGTAATTAATCTGACCAACATTTTAATTATAATAATTCTAACCTAAATTTATAAAAATCATTGATTTGTATAATTCATATACATATCAATTAAAAACTAGAAAATAAAATTCATGCTCTGTATTTCGCAATTTCTTTCGCACGAATCTTTTTATATTCTTCTTCACCATATTTTTCTTTAAGTTTTTCACGTTGATGTTGTTTATAAATTTTATTTGCTTCCCTGATTTCTTCTATTGATTTTTTTGGTTTATTTCTTGGAATAATATTATTTACTAATTCAACATCTTTATTTTCTTCATTATTTATTCTATCTTTATTTTTTTCATATATTGCTACTACATATTCGCAAATACTAAATAAAATGTCTGTAATTACACCATATATGTAGTTGTATTTATAAATTCCAAAATTGTAAATGCGGGAAAAAATAGCCGATTGAATCAACCGACTATTTTCCCTTTTTATATAATTTATTGTATAAGTTTGAATTCTAAGTTATCATAATCATATTTATCAATGATATTTGCGTCCAAGCGATAAATAGTATCATCATCCATTGTTTTGGTTACATTTTCAATATGTTTATTCAATTCCATTAATGCACCAATTCTATCAAAACTTCTCATAATATCATCGACTTGCGTATCAATGGGTCGGCCATTATCAATATAACCTGATAAATTACACGCTAATTTCATTAATAATAAATTTCTGTTCATGTATGCGAATAAAGAAGTTTCTTGTTTCATATAATAAACAATAAAGAATAATAAATTACCGATGATTTCGCTATTTGGAACATCAAATCGTCTATGATGTTCATCTTTTTCTTTGATAATAGACATTAAGGTTGAAATGTCTTGTTTGTTTTCGATTTTATATTTTTCACAAAATTTGTTTAATGCTTCTTGTAGTTTTTCGTTTTCACACTTATCTAATAGTAAGTGTAAATAACGGGTGAAAGTAGTGGAGCGAATACTATATACATTTTCTACATTATTTGATAATACGGTTGCTGATTGAAATTCCATGTTCGATTGTTGTTGTTTGTTTGAGCGCTTGTTGTTGTTTGAATGCTCTTTATTTATTCATAAAAAAGTAATTCAATTTTATGAAGTATTTTATGAAAAAACAGTATAAAAAAACGATGTTAAGTTCTCTTACGAATCATATAAAAATGTCTTTATATTGCGCTTCAAATTTACATACTCAGAATGATTTATTGATGAATAATTTAATGAATTTTTATAATGAAAGAGAGAACCTTCTTAAAATGATGTCTATTATAAACGGTGAATCAAAAATATCACTCCGATTAGTAGATTGGTTTGTCACAAATTTCGCCAAAAAATATTATACGGTATATGAATTAAACACAAAACACGACGAATCAATGAGATTTAAAGTATATAACGATTACAAATTGAAATTAAAAGCCTATAGCAAGAGACGTTTTGACCCTTTTTGTCGATGGGAACGTATTTCTATTCCCTATGATAATGAAAAATATATGGAAACTACAATTGGGCAATTAAATTTTTTCAAATGGGCGATTGAAAACAATATCATTCAATATATTGAAAACAATTATTCATCCATCGAAAATGATATGAACCACCGCAATAGCACATCTAAAAATAAGCAATCACCCGATATTCAATCCGAAGTGGACAACTCAAAAACACGCAAAAAAAGAGAAGAATTATCTATATCCGCTTGTAAATGTATTAAGAAAGAAGATATTAAAATTATAGTGAAATTCAATTAGATAGTTATAGAAATTACGCGGAAATGAAA